AGAGCCGTTCCGGTTTTTGACCTTGCTGTTGCCCGCCTTGTAGTAATCGTACTGCGTGCCTTCGCCTGCCGCCGAGTAGCTGGTCGAGCCGAAGATTTCGACCTCGCTGAGCAAAAACAGCTTGTCCGATACCGTCTCGATCGTCGAGCTTGCGCCGCCCACGGATGCCTTCTTGCTCACCTCGCGGATGCCGTTCTGTACCTCCGTAGGCATGAGCGCCAGAATCGCAGGCAGATGCGTCGTGCGCATTGCGCTGTTCTTCCAGCCGCCGGAGTTCGTGTCCGAGCTGTTCATAGCCTTTGTGTCGCCGTAGCAGTCGTGCAGCTGGAAGGTCAGCGGCGCCCTCCCGCCGGATGCGTAGGTGTCGTGGTTCTTGCCGATGATGTCCACCTGATAGCTCGTGCCATTGATGGTCATCGTCTTGCTGTTGCCCACCACCCATGTGCTCGGCACGCTGCCCGAATGGCACGCCGCGATGATGGAAGCCCAGTCGTTGTCCGCGAAGTTGTCCTTCAGGAAGCTCACCGTCACCGCGCAGGTCTTGCTCGCTGGCGCAGTATAGTTTGTTCCTGCTGCCACACTGATGGTGATCTTTGCGCTGCCGTTGGCCTTGCCCGTCACCGTCACCGTATTGCCCGATACGCTCACCGTCGCCGCCGCTGTGTTGCTGCTCACGGCGCTGATCGTGCCGTTGCCGCTGCGCGTCACCGTGATGGTCTTGCTCTTCGTCGTGGTATCCAGCGTCATGCTGGTGGGGGAGATGGACAGGCTCCCTGCTGCCTTCCCGATGCTCCAGCTCACGCTCTTCGGCGTGGTGCTTCCGTCGCTCCAGCGGTAGTTGCTCTTCGGCGTGAAGGTTGCCGTGTAGCTTCCCGCGTTCGTGCCGGATGTCGTGCCGCCGATGGTCAGCTGTGTCGTGCTGTAGTTGTTCCATGTGGGGGACTGGCTGCCGCCGTTGTAGGTCAGCGTCCCGCTCTGGCTCGGCACCGCAGAGATCGTCTTCCGGTTCACCGTCACGCT